TCTTATCCTTCTGACTTTCAGTAATGATTAGTTTCATATATGATAAATATCTTATGTGGATAAAAAAATAATTGTTAATATATTTATATATATGGCAAACGGTAAAACATATGGTATAAATTTTCCATTTAGGGATTCATTTTCTGGTACCTATTTTGATTTATCCGAGTTAAATGATGAAGAAATTAGAACGGATTTAATACATTTAATTTTAACAAGAAAAGGTAGTAGATATTTTTTACCTGATTTTGGAACTAGATTATATGAATACATCTTTGAACCTTTAGACGGTCCAACTTTCTCAGAAATTTCATCGGAAATAAGGTCGTCTGTTGAGATATATATGCCTGGACTCACAATAACTAACATAAATGTTGCAGCGGCTTCTGATGGAGAAGAGGATAAAGGGACTTATGTTGACACTAACGATAACAGAGTTTATCGAGTACCCGGTATCGGTACTATGGAACACACAGCGAAAGTTAGGATTGAATATACTATAACCGATTCTGCATTAGAAACTTCCGATTTTATAATATTAAATATTTAATGACATATGGCAAATAAAAAAATATCATATACAACTAGAGACTTTCAATCGATTAGAAATGAATTAATCAATTTCACAAGAACTTATTATCCTGATGTGATTGATAATTTTAATGATGCTTCGGTTTTTTCAGTATTAATGGATTTAAATGCTGCAGTAACCGATAATCTACAATTTAATATTGATAGAAGTATCCAAGAAACCGTTTTACAGTACGCTCAACAAAAATCATCAATTTATAATATTGCTAGAACATATGGATTAAAAGTCCCTGGTATGAGACCTTCCGTTGCACTGGTTGATTTTTCAATTACGGTGCCAGCATTTGGGGATAAAGAAGATTTAAGATATTGTGGAATATTAAGAAGGGGTTCACAAGTTAATGGTGGTGGTCAGACATTTGAAACTGTTTATGATATTGATTTCGCATCACCTATTGGTGGGGATGGATTTCCTAACAGGTTAAAAATTCCTAATTTTGATGCGAACAACAAATTACTTAACTATACCATAGTTAAAAGAGAAACTGTGGTTAATGGAACAACAAAGGTTTTTAAAAGAGTTATCTCACCTTTCGATGTGAAGCCATTTTTGGAGATATTTTTGCCCGAGAAAAATGTATTAGGGGTGACAAGTGTTTTGTTAAAAGATGGTACTCAGTATGCTAACGTACCGACAACACAAGAATTTTTGGGTTTGGATAATAAATGGTACGAAGTAAAAGCGTTGGTTGAAAGTAGAGTGTTTATCGAGGACCCAACAAAAGTATCGGATTCGCCTGGAATTAAAGTTGGTAGATATATAGAAACTAATAATAAGTTCATAACAGAATATACACCAGAAGGTTTTATGAAAATGACGTTTGGTGGTGGTAGTCAATCAGCTGATGAACAATTAAGAGAATTCGCTAGAAACGGATTTCCACTAAATTTAAATAAATACTCAAATAATTTCGCGTTGGGTAGTGTTTTAAAGGCGAACTCAACATTATTTATTCAATATAGAATAGGGGGTGGAACATCATCTAATTTAGGTGTTAATGTTATAACACAAATTGGTACCATTTCATTCTTTGTTAATGGACCTTCAGAATCTGTTAACACTTCAGTTAATAGGTCTTTAAGATGTACTAACGTGACTGCCGCAATTGGAGGGGCGAATTTCCCAACAACTGAAGAAGTTAGAAATTTGGTATCATTTAATTTTTCCGCACAAAACAGAGCGGTAACGGTTAATGATTATGATTCACTAATTAGAACAATGCCATCACAATTCGGCGCACCCGCTAAAGTTGCGATAACCGAGGAAAATAATAAGATTAAAATTCAAATGTTATCTTATGATGAGGCAGGAGCCTTAACTGAAATAGTGTCAAACACACTCAAAAATAATGTTGCAAATTATTTATCCAACTATAGAATGATAAATGATTATATTTCAATTGAAACGGCAAATGTTATTGATTTAGGGGTAACCATTGATGTTGTTTTGGATAACAGTCAAAATCAGGGGGCGGTGATTTCCCAAATTATTAATATTGTTAGCGAATTTTTTAGTCCATTAAATAGACAAATGGGTGAAAATGTATTTGTTTCTGAGTTGAGGAGACTAATTCAAAGTGAAAATGGGGTTATTGCTTTATCTGATATGTTATTCTTTAATAAAGTGGGGGGTCAATATTCTTCATCACAAACATCTCAAAGGTATGCTGATAATGAGACAAAACAAATTGAATTGATTGATGACACATTGTTTGCACAACCAAATCAAACATATCAAGTTAGATACCCTAATAAAGATATAAATGTTAGGGTTAAAAATCTTAAGACGGTTAATTTCTCTTGATAATTTATAATAAATGAAGATTATTCACAAATCGTATAAGTTTAGAATTGAACCGACATCAGAACAAATTGTTTTGTTATCAAAACATTTTGGTGCTTGTAGATTTGTGTTTAATAGATTTCTTCACGAAAGAAAAGAAAAATATTTAAACGAAAAAACTTCATTAAATTATTATGATAACGCAAGAACACTAACCGATTTAAAAAAAGAAGAAGGATTTGATTGGTTAAAAGAAATTAATTCACAATCATTACAATCATCAATTAGAAATCTTGATTCGGCATATAAAAACTTTTTTAATAAACAAAATCAGTTTCCAAGATTCAAATCAAAATATGACAAGCAAAGTTTCAAAATACCACAAAATGTTTTAATTAATAATGAACGGTTAATCATTCCTAAATTTAAAGAAGGGATTAAAATAAAATTACATAGAGAATTAGAAGGTGAAATATTATTCGCAACAATAACCAAATCAACAACAGGAAAATATTATGTTAGCATAACTTGTGAAGTTAATCATAAACCATTTGATAAAACAGGTTCAAGTATTGGTATTGATACTGGTATAAAAGATTTGGCAATACTTTCAGATGGAAAAACTTATGAAAATATTAAAGTTTTAAAATCTAAATTAAAAAAACTAAAATACGAACAAAGACAACTATCTAAAAAACAAAAAGATAGTAATAGTAGACAAAAACAAAAAATTAAATTATCTTTAGTTCACGAAAAAATAACTAATATCAGAAAAGATTACTTACATAAAGTATCAATAGAAATTGTCAAAAACCACGACATTATATCTGTAGAAGATTTGTCAGTTAAGAATATGATGAAAAATCATAAATTGGCTCAATCATTATCTGATGTTAGTTTAGGTATGTTCTACACAATGTTAGAGTATAAATCAAGATGGAATGATAAATCATTCGTTAAAATTGATAGATTTTTTCCATCTAGTAAAACTTGTTCTAATTGTGGGTGGATAAACCAAGATTTAAATCTTTCTATTAGAGAATGGACTTGTCCTTCTTGTAATGAACATCACGATAGAGATTTAAACGCAAGTAAAAACATCCTGAAACAAGGAATAAACATATTGTCTGGTTATGGAATAGAATCGGACATTAAACAAAAACAGGAGGAGGCGTCGCCATTAGGTGAGTCTGTGATTCCTGAAGCCCAACCATCTTTAGTGGTTGGGTAGTTCACCATAAAAGATTATCATGTCGAATTCATATAGAATAAGAACTAAGCCAGGTGTTGACAGCTCAATTAAAGTTTTAATTGACCAAGAGTTTGAATACTTAGAAATTTTATCATTAAAAATATTACAAAGTCAAATTTATACGAGACAATGCTCCGATTATGGTGTCATTGTTGGTAGAGTTAGTGTTAATAACGGATTTGGTATTCCAAACGCGAAAGTTTCTGTTTTTATTCCATTAGATTCTATTGATGAAGATAATCCTATAATTTCTGACATATACCCTTATAAAACTCTTACCGATTTAAATGAAGATGGTTATAGATATAATTTATTACCATATAAACAACAACATTCGGGACACAAACCAACTGGTACATTTTTTACAAGAGAAGACGTTTTAACAAATCCAACTTTAATTCAAGTTTATGACAAGTATTTTAAATATACTGCGGTAACCAATGAAAGTGGTGACTACATGATTTTCGGAATACCAATAGGTTCACAAACCGTTATAGTCGATATTGATTTATCAGACATAGGTGAATTTTCACTATCACCTCAAGATTTGGTTAGAATGGGAATCGCAACCGAAAAACAAGTTTCTGGAACAAAATTCAAATCATCCACAAATCTTAGAGAATTACCACAAATTGTTAATATTAATAGAACTATTGAAGTTGAACCTTTATGGGGTCAACCTGAAATCTGTAATTTAGGTATAACAAGAACTGACTTTGATTTGAGTGGTGAGTCTAACATTGATATTACACCAACATCCATTTTTATGGGGTCTTTAATCTCAAGTAGTGATGACGCTTTTCTTAAACGGGATTGCAAGGCATTACCAAAGGCGGGCACTTTGTGTGATTTGGTTGCGGGTCCTGGTGAAATATTGGCAATTAGACAAACAATCCAAAAGGATATTGATGGTAGACCTTTATTGGAACAATTTGATTTAGAGCAAGGTGGTCAGGTTATTGATGATAATGGAACATGGTTAATTGATTTACCAATGAATCTTGATTATGTTGTAACTAATGAATTTGGTGAACAAGTATTATCGGATGACCCTGAAGTCGGAATACCAACAAAGGGTAAATATCGATTTAAAGTTAAGTGGAATCAATCACCATCATTAACTGCTGACCCCGCAAAAAGAGGTTATTATTTGGTACCGAACATTAAAGAATACGGGTGGTCCATCGATAATACTGGAGTTAGGGTTGACCCTACAGACCCGCCATTAATACCAAGTTCACAACAAATTCAAAATTATATTGCGTCCCAAAATTCTTACGCTTTTAGTGTTGATTGGGATGATTATGGTGTTAAAGATTTGTTGGGTAATATTACACCAACGGGAGCCCAAATGATTCAAGAGGCTATTAATTGTGAAGATAGATTTTATGAATTTCAATATAATAAAGCTTATACGGTCTCACAACTAATAACAAGATATAGAAAAGGGTATGACGCATACAGAATTATTGGTATTAAAGACATATTAGATTCGGAATGTGAATCCGATAATTACAAGTTTCCAACTAACGATGGTTATTTACAATTCGACATTATATATTTGTTATTTTATATAATGATGTTAATTTTTTTACCTGTAATGATTGTTTTGTTATTGGTATTACATGTGTTAGCCTTAGTCGCTTTTATTATTTGGCTTGTTGTTATTCTTGTGGTATCCATAATTTTTACAATAGTAATTTTATTATGTAATTTAGTTAATGTAATAATAGGAATTATCTGTTTCATCACTTTTGGAATTCTTTGTCCTGGCTTTATTGACTGCCCAACTTTTGAAGATTTAGGTGAGATAATAAATAATTTGAGTGTTATTAAAGATATTTTTAGTAATATTTCAATACCTTTATTGTCCTATCCAACCTGTGAATTTTGTCAATGTGATGTACAGGGTGAAAAAATATCGGTAGATGCTGACGCGTTAGGTTTGGGTGGTGCCTCGGCATACATAAACGAAAGTTCAAATTTTTCATATTTAACACAATTTCAATTACCTGTAGGATACGATATTCCAACAACAAATTTACCTTATACTTATACCGCTCAAACAAATGCTTATGAGTTATTAATGGCGGGAACACCAAAGAACTCTAACACACCCGTAATAAGTAGTAGAGTACCTAGTTTACAAACCACTTATCAGTCTGATGTTGATGATTGGGACACTCATGTTGTGTTTACAACAAGTTTAACTATGTCAGAAAGATTAAATTTATTTAACACTAAAGCTAAATTTTTTGAGGGTGTTAATCAGATTAAATCGAATTTTAATTCGGTTGATAATTCATCTGATTTTCATTATGATAATGTAATCGCTTTAGTGACCAACCCAAGTTCATCTCAAATTTTTCAACCTGGTAATTTGGTTACATTCCAAGACCCAAATCTAAGTCAAGACCCTAATTTAACTGGGTATACCTTAGGTAATTTATTTGGTACTAACGCCATGACGGGTGTTACTATTAATAATATTGGTGCCAACATACAGGTTCAGAGTTCAGACCCATTTAACCCTGGCTCAAACATCCCTACCGTATCATATAATAGTCAACAAGACCCAAATGATGCCACTTATGCGAGATTCCCAGTAGACATTGAATATTTCCAAGTTATAACAGGTATGACATTAAATGAATATTCAACATTAACAGGTAATACTTTGTCTGATAGTTTACCTAGTCGATTTATATTTAATTCGATGAGGTTTTATAAGTTAGAAAGAACCGAACCAATACCAGGTATATATTCGGCTAATTTTGTGAATTTTGACATTAATATTAACCCACTTCTATTGGATTACAATCAAACTTATACTAATTTCCTAAACCAAAGAATTGTATTTTTAGTTAGGGGGGTTGACCCAAACACAACTAGAACTGATTGTAAATACGATTTAAGTAGATTATTTGGTTTTAATACTTGGAACCAAGTTGTTGTTGAAAGTGGTGTGGGTGGTACTCCAAAATATAAATTAAATATACCAGTACAAGGGGGTTATAAAAATGTAAGGCATAATATTGGGAGTAGTACAATTACGGATACTTATGGTGGTATTGATTTATATTATGAATCATACCATTTTAAACCTGAAACAGTACCTGCGTTAGCCGGATTTACAGGATTTACCTCAAATTTACCATCATATTATTCAAGTTTGGATGGCAATTCGGTATATCCTCAAAGTATTAATTCGGCACAAGGATTACGTATTGTACCAACAAACAATAGGTTTACATTAGAATATAATACACCAAACAATGTAACGCCAACATTAAATAATATACCTAACACCAACACAAGAGGTTATTTCATAAATGAAATTGTTGAAGGTGGTTCAATATTTTATAGTGAGTTATTACCAGGTCCATTAAATATTCAAGGACCACCAGATACTTTAATCGACCCCGGCACATATGACATTGAATATATTGCACCTAGGTATCCATCAACAACTAATATTAATTATACCTTAGGGTCTAATAATAATCAGATTGTTATGAGGTCGGATAGACTACCGACATCGACAACTACGGATGACAACTTAACTAATAGTTTTCCTTTACACACAAATGTTAAATTTATTGCTTACCAAATTAATGATGATGGTTCAAACGCACCTACAGGGTTTAGTTTAGGTACCGAACAATTATTTAGTGGGGCAACTCAAGATAGTTTAGATAGTGGGTTTTCATCGGGTTCGGCAATTAATGAGATAATCCGAACCTCACAATGTGGTAGTATGGTACCATTAGGCTGTTATTCATCTACAACAACACCAACTGGCGTTCAGATAGGTATAAAGCCAGAAACCGACGACTGTTATTCAATATTGGGTCAAAAAAAATTCAAAAATGGTGGGTGTTATGTTTTTGTAACAACGATACTTTTATCTTATTTCCCTGAAATTCCTTTACTAATTGAATGGTACTCAAGGATGTTGGTTTTATTTGGTGCTTGTCGAAATATATTTGGACATACTTTCACAAACAATTGGATAAACGGTACATTATATGCTATGTCGTTTAAAAATGATGTTTTTTATACTAGTCCTTTTTCTAATCAACCTAATCAGGCTACTTATAATTTTTGTCGGGATATTGTTGTATTACATGGTGAGAAATCATATCCTGGCTCAAACACTCTTATACCAATATTTTTTACAGGTGCAACAAATACTTTCTATTATAGAAGTAGTCCATATGATGTTAGCACTAATTCTTTTGTTGGTGCACCAAAACCTAAATCTGGTGATTTTTTAGGTATACAATTACCTGATTATGGGGGAAACACCTACAACTTAAATTATCCAACAACACTTATGGATTTAGGCCCAAGAAATTATTATATGCAAGAATTGGTTATGTCTGATGATTATGATGGATATGTAATTAATAAATTAAGAAGTACTACTTTTTCAAATGTCTACGATTTATTAAACGTGTTTATATTAATAAGGTTGGTTACTGACAGCGTTCAAAGCGGTTTTATTTCATCTTATTTTACGAGAGATAATTTAATGATTGATGGTGATTACGCTCAGGCAATTTCTGTTAATTCTGAGATTGGAGTTGCACCTTTTGACCCATTAAGTTATCCCGATAATCCACCACCACAACAAAGTCCAATATATATTAATACTTTAAATGATGGTACTAAAACTGTTTTTGGTATATTTTTTAGTTCTGATACTCAAACGAGAGATTTCTTATCACCAAAAAGAACAATAATAAATCCAACAGGGTCGATTACGAATGTATGTACGTTTAATAACTTTAATGTCTTCACTCAAAAAGTACCTTTTTATCAGTGGAATATAAAACAAAATACGGTGGTTGATAGTATATTCGGTTCTCAAGACAATGAGTGGTATTCAAATACAATACTTGGAAACGGGTTTTTTAATTACGAATATCAGTTAATGGATAGAATTAATTCTAATTCAAGATATTTTAGAACTAATAGTGTTCAACAAGATTCCTTTAAAGGTTATATTTATTCGGTAGATAATAATGGTGAAATTAGCCCATCCGTAAGTCATTGGGAACAGAATAATCCTGTTGGACGTTCAATTAGTGTTGGAGCACCTTACCATTTTTATTTTGGATTAAAAAGAGGAAAAAGTGCATTTGATAGATTTGCAACTAAATGGATTGACACTAATATTATTGAACTATAATGGGTAATACAAAGGAGATAAGGATTGTTTTAGGGTCGTTAAGGTATAAATCAGCACCTGACACAACCATAGGTCTTAAAGTACCTTTAATTCAAACATTTAAAGAGAATATTGAATTTGATAGAAGTCTTAATGTTAATTTACAACAAGTATTTGAAGACGAAAGACAAAAATCCACAACTTTTAGACCAACGGGAAAATTTACATTACTTTTTCAAAACGCCTATAGTGGTTCAACAAACTACGTTCCATTGGAAAATAATTTGTACTATCTAAATGCTGAGTTGGCGGCAAATTTACAATGTATTAGTGGAACTTCAATACCATGGACTGGGTTACCTCAATATAATGAATTTGATTTTATAAGAACCGATTATAATGTTAGTGGATATACAGTCCCCAACGTAAACGGCGAATTTCATAGGTTATTTATACCAAAAAGTGCAAGTAGTTACAATTGGAATTTTTTCATGAGCTATCCTTTTGAAAATGATTATAATAAAACTTTAAGTGCGGTTGAACCAAAATCGGGTATTAACATAACTTGGACATCTGGCGATGGTATTCCATTTGTCATCAATAATACTGTTAGTCGAGGATTGGATTTTGTATCATTTAGATGTCCTGTTAAACATGGTGTCTCTGTTGGCGAGTTCATTAAATTGAGTTTCAGCTACGCTGGTTTGGACACATTCCAAGTATTTAGTTTAGGGGATGAAACTGTGGGTAGTGAAGAATATATTGTTAATATTATTAATGTTGGATTTTTGGGTAACACATTTAATAATGGTGTAACCGGAACATTTAAACGAATTATTGATGTGGAAAACCCTAACGATACCATATCCGAATATTATGTTAGAAGACATAAATTATTAACCAATCCTCAAGACGCGGTGATGGTTAATGCCGGTTTTGAACAGAATATATTTGGTAAAAGAAAGAAATACGAAAGTAGTGGGTTAACACCTAACCGAGTATCGAGAGTTTCGGTGAGGGAAGGCTCTCAATCTTATACTTTAACATTTAATACTGACATTGATATTGTACCATTATTGGACAATCAAAAAAGACCCATTTCTGAATTATTCTTTACTGTAATGTGGAAAGGTTACTTTGGGTTAATGTTTGGTTATGGGGGATATACGGGGTTAAAACAAGGTTATGGGTTTAACTTACCATTGGTCAATGGGTTTCCAAGTAATTGGTGGTCATTAATCAACTCAAATTCAAACACTAATTTTCCTATGGATTCTTACACTAATCCACCGTTAGGTAATAATTTAGGACCTGGTGGTAGTCAGTTAGTTTTTAATTATGTTAAATCACTACAGAAAGGTAATACATTAGATGGCGATTTATGTGAATGGAATGACTATGACCAAAATGAAAGAGTAATCTCAAATTTATATCATAAATTAACATTTAACCCATTCGTGTTTCAAACAAATAATAATCCAATGAATCCTTTTGGTTATTATTATCAACCTCATTTTCCAATAACAATTAGAGAATATTCGGATTATATAGAAACGGGTGAAAAAAAAGAAGTTGCAGGCGTACCGGATTATTCGTATTTTTCAGAAAAGGATGATGTTTTTATTTGGAGAGATTTATATGAATACGGATACATTGATAGCAATGGGATTGGTGTTAATTACCCATTTTTAAATGGAAAACATTACCCATATGAAAATATTATTTTTAGAATAATACCTGAAGGAACTAATTATCTAGACCTAATATTGATAACCGACCCAGTAATTGACCCTTGTGAATAATAAATTTAGATTTGTTTTAGATGATAATAGTAAGTATATCGACTTACCAATAGAAATTAAATGGGATTTCTATGGTAGGGATGATAGTATTGATGAATATCAAAGAGATGTTATTGAGGAGGTAATTGGAAGTCCAAATGATTTTGAAGTGTTGAGGTTTGCTCACCATAGTTATGGGGTTAATGAACAAACAAGATTGAATTACGATTTTTACTTTTTTGATAATACCAATCCTGTTACAACATCGGTACCTGCTGATTGGGTTAATAGTTATTTATCGGAAGGGTTTACCGTACCGCAACTATATTATTTTGAAAATCCTTTCACCAAATCATTTTTTAAATTAGATTTTTATGACACAAATACGGGGACAACACAAACGAATTATTTTACTGTGATACTACCCGTTCAACAAGGGGCGACCGAAAGTGTTTCATTGTCCACATATAGTCCAAATGTCAACATAAAAAGACCTTCAATGACCTTAGATTATGTTGGAGATTCTGAAGGTTTCTTTTTGTATTGGTTGAGAAATTTAGAATTTATTAATTTAACAACATTTTATATGAGTTGTAAATTTTTTGATGCTCGACTTGGTGTTTTTGTTAGAATGATGAGAACCCCACAAGGTGCGTTACCTAATAAATTTTTATTCAATGAATCTGAAGAATTTTATATTAAAGTTGAATTAGATTATACTGATAACACATATAAGTTATATGATATTGTTACAAATAATCGAATTGGTGATGGTAACCCTATAAACTGGTATGAATATGTAGACCCATAATGGACGATAGAATTTATCATATTAGAATATCGCCTGAAGTGGTTCTTAATGACGTGTTCAAGGTTAATATATACTCACCGTATATTGACACAGAATTAGTGCCATTTTGTTGTGATATTTTAACAAGAGAGGTTACTAAATTTGTGACAGGTTCGACATATGTTTATTCATCAATGACAGATATTTTATCTGGAGGAACAAACGGAACTTCGCTTTTAACGGGACTTACGGTTCCCATATTATTAACAGAAACTTGTGTTGATATTGGTTATTATAATGTTTTTGATGGGTTTGTTTTGCAAAAAGAAACAATGACAAACTTTTTATTTTCTGCGGACACAATTACAGACCCAAATGGATATGTGATTAGATTTTATAACACATCTGATACAGAATTTAAAAAATACTTACAACTATCAAATTACTATATAGACTGGGGCGATGGTACCCCAATTCAAACGGTAACAACCTCATCACCCAATTTTTATTCTCACACTTATTCTCAAGATGGTGAATATACCATATCTATGTCAGGAATGAGTCCTTGGGGTTCTAATGTTATTATTAAGGAAATCACAATACCATACACCGGTGTCACAATATCAAACCCAAACGGTGTTGCATATTTCATTCCTTCAGGTGGAAGTTGGTCAGGAACCCCATTGATGTATGATTATTTATTCAGTGGTGATTCAACATGTGATGCACAAATTAATGATATAACAAATTTCACCACAGTTCCATTTACAATTACAGGATATACCAAATCAACGATTAGTGATTTAAGGGTTTATGGTAAGAAAACTCAATTATGGGCTGGTGGATTTAAAATAGGGGTTCCAGTTACAGGAACTTCAGGTAGTGTTGGTGTGGTTTGGGGTGAGTTTCAAAACGGACTATACACGGCATATACAGTAAACGATATTGATTATTATGATTACAATGACGGTACAACCATATTTTCAGTGAAATCATCGGGTCTAACTACCGATATGGTAGTTTGTTCTGCAATAACAAAAAATGAGGTGTTATTAAATGTTATTGATGAGGCGGAAGTTCAATCTAATGTTTTTATTGAACGAGGGAAGAATTCAGGATTAGAAAGAGTTGAAAGATTAGGTGAAATTAATAATATTGGAGACCTTGAAAAATATGGTTATGCATTTTTCAACATAATTAACATATAATAAAAACATAAAAAGAGTATTTATAAATAAAATAAAATGATAAAAAAAGAAATCATATGAGTATTGGTACTTATGGTACAATCAGACCTGCGGACGTAAGTCCCGAAGATGTGGAGATAATACTTAATTACACACCATCTAGAGATGAAACAGAAAATTTCATATTAACAAAACTTGATGCTCCATCAATATTAAGACCATACTTTAATAATTCATCAACGGGAGGAAATCCAAATATTGAAATATTAGGTGGTTTATATAATCTTAGATTACCGGCAGACCAATTTAATAG